ATCATCGTTCGACCCGCCCTTTGCGCTCTTGTCCGCCTTGATGCCGAGGCTGTCCAGGCTGATGCCATAGGCCGAAGCAATGGCGTCCGGCTTGTAACCGGCGTCGATCGCCGCCTGCGCCTTGCGCTTGATCGCGGCCTCAACGATGCTCTTTTGCTTGTTGAGGTTGGTCTTGATCGTCTGCGGGTCCATCCGCGGGCTTACGTCGGCCTTCTCAAACGCTGCCTTTTCCGTCGCTGTCAGAGCCGAGCCGAACAATTCGTTGCGAACAACGTTCTTGTAGCGGTCATATCCCTGCCACCAGTCAGCACCTTCCTTGGTGGACTTCCCAACCACACTCTCAGGCAGATACCGACCGGCGACGTTCGCGCCTTCGCCAAGGATCGTGTGGCCGGCGTACTCATCCTTGAAGTCGTTCACGAAACCCGTGATGTTGGCGAACTTACCGCCCTCCTCCGACAGCTTCGTAATGTCGGAGATCGACATATTGCGCGGCTTAGCCTTAACCTCGTTGGTCTTCTGGATATATTCAGGATCAGCGGGGCCGCCCTTGATCGGGACGAGTGAACCGTCAGAGCCGCGCTGGAAGCCAGCGGGGATCTTGCCGCCCTCAAGCGTCGCGTTCGCAACCTTTTCTTCCAGTGCCAATTTACGATCAGCCCGCGCGTTCTGGATGTCCGCCTGCTGCTTGTGGAAGTCCAGCGTCGGATCAGACGTGGCCGCGATCATGCTCTTGAGCAACAGCGGGGACGGCGTGTTGCGCCACTGCTTGTAGCCCTGCTCGTTCAGCAAGCCCTTCTGATACAGCCGATCGGCCGTCTCGCCCCATTTCTGGGCGAACTCGGGCGTATTGACATAGGTCTGAAGGCCGCGCGCTTCCGAACCGATCTCAAGCTGTGCCTGCTTGAAGGCAGCGGCACGATTGGCCGTGTCGGCGCTCTGGAGCTGTGCCGCCTCGGCCAGAGGCGTGGCCGAATTGAAGGTCGGGACTTGCGCTGCAAGCGTGTTGTCGATGATCGCCATTAGTACAAGCCTCCCGTGTTGGTGAGATTAAAACCCGTCCCACCTGAGAGGAAGTTCGTCGGCTTGTAGGCCGACTGGCTCATTTGGTTGTACAGAGACAGCGAGTTCAAGCCGCTGTTGAAGCCCTTCACCATGCCCATGGTGCCGGCCGCGTCCGCCGTCCCACCCGCCATATAGGCGTTGCCGAGGTTGTTGCTGGCCGTGTTGACGTTGGCACCAGAGCCAGTCCCGATCTGCCCGAGAATTCCGCCCGCGCGGATGCCCTGATCAGACAACCCGCTGATGCGGGACAGATAGTTTCCGAGGTTCTGCGTCGCGAGGCCAGAGCCGTATTCCGTCACGGCGCGGAGCTGGTTGCCGCTCAATAGGCCGCCCTTGGCAGCAGCTGAATTGTCCAGCGCTCCTACACCTTCCTTGAGCGCGAACTGATAGTCTGGCGACCTTGCAAAGGCCGCCAGAGCACTATCGCTCAGCGCCTGGTTGCCGTTCAACCCGTAGAACGATGCAAGCAGATTGTTGGCGCCCTGCCCGGTCTGGATGAACGGTGACAGGTTGGCATTGGCCTTGTCGTAGTTCTCGCGCTGGAAGGCAAGGGCCTGCTGCTGCGCTGCTTCGGCCCGTGCGGCGGCCTCCTTCTGGGCGTCGGACGCCTTGCTCGCGCCGTACATGGAAGCGCCAGCGCCAGCCAAGCCAGCGGCAAGAACGGCAAGACCCGTGCTGATCATGAAGACAACCTTCGCATAAAGATATTCTCGCTAGGCGCATAGCCGCGCCGCTGGTAAAGCCTGCCGAAAGCCTCGTCCCTTGGTCCGGCGAGATTTGCCGACAGGAACACCATCGCCCCGTTTCTCATCGCTTCGCGCTCAAGTTCATCCAAGAGCGAGCCACCGATGCCCTTGCGGTGGCTCGGACGGCACCACCAGAACACCTCCTGCGCCATTTTGGTCTGGAGGTTGAAGTAAAGCGGGAAGATGACGTAAGCCGCCATCCCGACTAGCTTGCCGTCATCCTCCGCAACCAGAAGCCCGCCTTGCGCGCTTCCGCTCAACAACGACAAAACCGTTAACTGGAACGAGCCCTCGTCCCACGATGAAATGCTGGCGAACGGCGATTCCTCGAAGAACGCCTTTCCCATCTCCACGATGGCCTCAATGTCATCCGGCGTGGCGTGGCGAATGGTTGACTTCATTTCAGCACCAACCCGCCATTGCCGCCGTCCAGACTGTCAACGTAAACCCCGATATAAAACGAGCCGGACACCACATCGCCAGCGCCGGCCTGTGTTGCCCCGTTCGACTTGTAGAACTTGATAGTTGAAAGCGTCCCGCTCTTGGGGACGATCTTCCCCGTCACAGATCCGGTCGAGGTCGCGTCCGCAGTGAAGGCGAACAACTCATAGTCCAGATAGCCCTCGATCAGGGGCGAGGCGCTCAACGGGGTCAGTGTAATGACGTTGGTCGTCGTGGACGCATTGCACGGCGTCACCCGGTTCATCCCGACTATGAAGTTGTACCAGGCGCTCATCAACTGGTTGCCGTGCTCGGAAAGCTGGCCGGTCTTCAGATCGATAAACGGAAACACACTGTTCGGCTTCGGGATCGGCGTCCCGGTTGCAGAGGCCGGGATCGTCACGCCGCACCAACAGTAATATCGGCATGAGCCGCGATCACAGACCTGATCACGGGATCAGAGATCGTGATCTCGAAAACCCATTCCCTGGCGTTGCCGAGGTTCAGCCAGCGCATACGGGTGTTGTAGGCACCTGCAGCGCCCATTGTCCGCCAGAGCTGCCGCGCGCTCCATGTCTTGCCACCGTCCTTGGAGTAGCGCAGCATCACTTGAGGATCGGAGCCCTGCCCGGTTTCCTCGCCGACACCTGACTCGATGTCCATCTCAAACCGAGGGATGAAGACGCGCTTGCGATCGGAATGGATCGGCGGGGATACAGCCAACATCTGCATCACATTGCCAAATTCGGTATGAACGTGGTGGTGTAAATAACCGATCTTGCCCGAGATCGAGTCGCCCATCAGTTGCTTGTTGTAGGCCGAGACCTCGCAATTGATTCGCCAGCGGCCCAAAGAACGGTTGTTCTCGTCCCACGACTCCCGTTCATGCCAAAGCCCGGTCGCAATATCGAATTCGTAGGTAACGCCGCTGATCGGGAACGTCACCACTACGAACTTGTGACCCATCCAAGTATAGGAGAAGCAGAACAATTCCCGCAAATCGAGATGGGCTTCCCATAGATGCTCAAGCGCGAAGGTCGAAACCCGCGTCAGGGACAGTCCGTCGAGGCGATAGAAAATCCGGTCATCGCCCATGAAAAAAGCGCTGTTGTCGGCCTTGCAGATGGCGTGAGCCGAGGCAATGCCGCGCTCGATCACCGCCCCAGGAACTCGCTCGAACGGGAAATTGGCCGCGCCAACGTCCTGCCATGGCTCGATCGAGTCAGAACCGCACACCAGCAAGACTTGCTTGTTCAGGATGACCGCGAGAACATCATCCGGTCGGGTTTCCGCCGAGGCAAAGGCCGTTGCTGTGAAGGACGACCCCGCCAACGCATCAGAGGAAAAGAACTTATTTGTATTCTTCCAATCGAACACAAAGCGCTGGTCAAAAAACGTGACGGTATTCGCGGCGTTGAAATCCGTGTCTGAAATCAGCACGAAGCCAAGCGTGGTAGAGTACAGATAACCGTTCGTTCCGTTGACGATGACAAGTTCGGACCCGTTGTCATCCATCACAACAATATCGGACCCGGTAATATCGCCGCCGATGTCGGTCGCGACGCCCAATTCCGAGACGCTGTAGAGCCGTTGACCTGACACAACGTAGAGAACGCCGTCCATGACGTGCATCCCGCGCACCGGGCCGTCGCCGCAGGTCGTGAATTCCTCGATCCCAGGGCAGCCGTAGAGCACCACAGACGATTTGGCGTCCTTTGGCTGCGCTTCCGCAAAACAATTGACGGCGCGCTGGGCCGAGAGCGGCGTAGACGGGCTCTTGTAGGTCTGCGTCGCGAAATTGACGATCATCGACGGCGCAGATCCGGCACGATCTGGACCGAGGAAGCCAGTTCTTCCTCGAACCAGTTCACCTCAGACAGGTATCTTGCGGCTTTTTGCTGGATTTTGGCATAAACAGTGTCCGGCGTGTCGTATTCGACCGACAACTCCTCAGCCAAATTCCAGGTGATGGCGTTGGTCCACTCTTCCGGGATGTCCGGCGTGTTGCCGGCCGCGGAGAAAATCTGGATGGGACGTGCAACCGTCAGCTTCAGGCAGTATTCCGGTGAGCTGTTGGGCTGCCAGACGTAGAGATAACCCGACGCATTGGCGCCTCCCCTGCGATCGTAATAAACCGCGTTTGGCGTGCCGGATGCCGACTTGTTCGGCATCTCCTGATATTCGATGCGGTCCCAGATCGAGATCGGAGTGTCAATCGAGCTGGTCAGGTTGAAGCGCCGTCCGGAGATGATCGAGAGTGGGCGAACCAACTTGGTCTGGTAGGCGATGACGACAGCGCCGTCAGTCACCGAGTCCGTCGTGGCGTCCGTGAGATTGATGG